CAAGTACAAAGTCGCATCTTCTGAGACTACCGTAGACTATGGACAGAACGTGAAGAACTGGAGCGCGTGGGATGGAGAAGCAGACATTACCGCAGCAACAGGACAGGTAATCACAGTGGTTGAGTGCGACAGTACCTATAAGGCGTTGAGTGCCGGACATGCGACTGTAACAGCAAAATGATGATCGACTAGGAGGTAACTGGCATGGCTTATGCAGATTATAAATTCTATACTTCATATTTCGGTTCAGTTGTGCCAGAAACCGAATTTCCACGATTAGAAGAAAGAGCCAGTGGTTTTGTGGACACAATGACATTTGACAGGTTGGTGGATGGACTGCCGGAAAATGAACGCTCTCAGAAGCGTATCAAAAAGGCGGTCTGTTCATTGGCTGAATTAATGTATCAGATTGAGCTTGCTGAAAAGAATGCTGCCAATGCCGCCGCTAGTGGAGCATCAACCACAATCGGGTCCGGTGGTAGCACTACAGGCGTTGTAACATCTGTATCATCTGGCAGTGAATCCATCTCTTATGCAACGCCACAGCAGAAAGCATCAGGTGCAAAAGAATGGAGTGCGGTGTATGCAGCCGCCGGAGATGTACAGAAAACGAATGACTTACTTTACAAGACGGCTTTGCCGCTTCTGATGGGAGTGAGGACGGATGATGGCATACTGATATTGTATGCGGGATTATAAAAGGAGGCAAAGATGGAAGCATTATTTACAAATGTAACTCTAATTCTAGCAGTAATCAGTGTTCTGGCGTTTTGCGTGTCTGTGATTACGCAGGTGATTAAAAATGTTGGGTTCCTGTCGAAAATTCCGACAGATGCCTTGGTGCTTGTACTGTCTATTGGAATTACTGTAGCCGCTTTTGTAGCGTATATGCAGTATATCCACATGACAATCTTGTGGTATATGATTTTAGCAGCTATCATGGCTGGGTTTATTGTGGCGTTTATTTCGATGTTCGGGTGGGAAAAGATTACGGAATTATGGAAACGAACGTCCAAGGTTGACGTGGATAAACTGAAAAATAAATGATTAAGGAGAGGGTATCATGTATAGCAAAACAGTAACAGTTTTCAACTATTACGAAAGCAAAACAACTGGAGATGCGTACTGGTATCCTCATGTTTTATCCGGCGTTGACCTCATTACGGATAAGGGAGCAATCCTCAAAAAGTACGGACCAGACGCAACAGACAACGCACAGTTACACGTACGCTATACTGTCCAGAACGGCGATATAACCATTATTGGCAAGGATGACAAGATTCTCCCATATATACCGCATAAAGAGTGGAAAAGGCAGATTAACAACGCTCTGGAAGACACTATCACATTCTCAGATGAATCGTTCTTCTGGGAGGGTGAGTGGACTGGCGGGGCGGTAACTGATGGTGATTATCGGAACGGATTCTATCAGTACATGAACGAGAACAAGGATAACGTGTTCAAGATTACCAGTGTAGGCGGTCCGTATACGCTAATTCCGCATTTTGAGATTCTGGGTAAGTAATATGAGTAAGATTCATCATTTTAAAGGATTCTCTGTAGTTGACGGAGATATGAAAATCAAGCTGAATATGGACAGATTTTCCAGACAGTATCAAGAAGCTCAGTATCTCCTTGATGGGATGGTAATGGACAGCATGGTTCCGTTTATGCCGATGATTTCAGGAGACTTTATCAATAAGACAAGGGCAAGAAGCTCCTCTATGCAAGGCACAGGCTTTGTTTGTGCGGCGGCAGAGCCTTATGGCAGATTCCTCTATATGGGAAAAACGATGGTGGACGAGCTGACCGGAAGTCCTTACGCTCGGCAGTATGCGAAGAAAGTCCTTGTCAGTCAGTTCTCTGGTCAGACAGCCGCAAAGGAAAATCTTGAATACACCAAACAGGCTCATCCACGGGCACAGGCAAAGTGGTTTGACGCCGCTAAACGGCAATACGGCAGTACATGGATTCGCAAAGTAAAAGCACAGGCAGGAGGTGGCAGACATGGCAGATAAACCTATCGGAAAAGATGCAACTGGATATGAGATTCTGACAGATGCCATGAAAGCACTTCTGAACCAGTATCCGGGACTGCACGATAATGAAACAATCAAATTTGAGGAACTCGGCAAGGAATCAGGAATTGCATTCTCGGCAGACAACGGGGCGTTGGTCTATTCAGAAAAAGAAGATGTTTGCGGAATAATGCACCAAATTTGTCAGTACCCATTTTATGTAGTGTACCGAACAGCATCCGACAAGGAACGGCAGAAGTTATCTGTTCAGAAGTTCCTGGATAATCTTGGTAAATGGATATGTCGAGAACCAGTTATCATAAATGGCTCTGAGACACGCTTAAATGCTTTTCCAGAGCTTTCTCAAGGAAGAGTGATAAAACGTATAACCCGTGATAATTCCTATGGTTTAGAACCGCAGGAGAGTGGTGTACAGGACTGGTTATTGCCATTATCGGTACGCTACGAAAACACTTATGAAGTAATATAACGAGTAACAACCGGCTATCAGTTGGAGATAGTCGCTAACCTACACAGCCTTTTAAAAGTTATAGGCAGAAAGGACATTTCTATGGCAGTTACAGGCAAGATTGACCGTAAATATATGGCTCATTACATTGACGCAGGTTCCCTCTGCGGAGGGCTGACGCCGAAATATGAGCGTCTTGGAAAGGATCTGGAAGAGTACAACATCGAACTCAACCCGGATACCGAAACATCTAAAAACATTCTTGGAGAATCCACATTTAAGCATAATGGCTATGAGGTATCTTCTGATGCTGATCCGTTCTATGCGGATACCACATCTGACTTGTTCGGAGCATTACAGAAGATTGTAGACGGACGCCTCAAAGACGATAGCCTCAAGACAAAAGCAGTTGAAGTTCATCTCTGGACAGAAGCCACAGCAGGCAAGTATGAAGCATACCAGCAGGATTGCTACGTTGTGCCGACATCCTACGGTGGAGACACATCTGGCTATCAGATTCCATTTACTGTCAACTATGTTGGCGAACGTGTAAAAGGAAAATTTGATATCAGTTCCGGTACATTCACAGCTGACAGTGAATAAGCACATACACAAGGAGGATATGCTAAATGGCAAAAGTAATTAATACCAAAATTGATGATGGAATTTTTACATTCACGTTTACCAACAACGAAGACGAAGTTTTTTCTTCTTTCAAGCTTAACCCGACTGATATCAATGTAGCAGCACGTGCGGAGGAACTGGGAGAGTACTTTGACCAGCTTAAAAATTCTATTCAAAAAGTCACATCTGGTAAGGAAGTGGCAGAACTGAACAAACAGATCGAAGACAAAATCAACTATCTGCTCGGATATGAAGCATCAAAAGACCTGTTCAAGGAGCCGATCACAGCGACTACTGTATTCGGCAATGGTCAGGTATTCGCCTACATCGTACTTGACAAGATCGCAGAAGCAATCGCACCGGAAATCGAAAAGAGAAAAAAGAAAATGCAGACGGCAGTCAATAAGTACGTGGAGAAATATACAAAATGACCGCCTATGAGCTTCCCACCTCACTCAATATAAGTGGGGTGGATTTTTCTATTAGAACCGATTTTCGAGCGATTATTGATATTCTCATAGCCATGAATGACCCAGAACTGGACGAGCAGGCGAAAGCAGTTGTTATGTTGCAGATTCTGTTTGAGGACTGGCAAAGCATACCCCCAGAACATCTTACAGAAGCTTGCCAGAGAGCCTGCGAGTTTATCGACTGTGGACAGTCGGACGATAATCCAAACCGCCCCAAGCCCCGATTAATGGACTGGGAGCAGGATGGCGATATGGTAATCCCTGCTGTCAATAAG